GCCGCACCACCCTAAAATTTCCCCGGAGTGGTTTTCAAACCTCAAACTGGGTTTGAAGTATGGGGTAACTATTATGGAAAGAGAGATAAGTATGCACGCAGAAGTACATGACCACATCGTAGGTCTACTAAAGTGGCTACTATCTCCTGAAGTTCTGTCTCAGATTGGGCTATACTTCGGTGTTGGAGCGTCTATCATAGGTTTTGCGACCAGAGCTTTTAAAAAGTTATGGGCTAAACTCGAAGCCAAACAGAATGAAGAGATTGAAGGGATCAAAAATTCTATTACAGCATTAGCTATAAGCTTTGAGGAGATGCGAAAGACTCAAGAATTGGATTTCTTACGATTACAAATCATCACAGGGATCCATTCTGGGCGTCTATCCAACAATGAGATATTGCATATGTACGATACCTACTCACAAAAAGGCGGTAACTCATATGTTAGTCGTATAGTTAACGATTATGTTGACGAGAATAATATCAAGGAAGAAGGAAAACGCAATGCTAGAAAACGTAATTAATTTGTTAGTCGCACTAAGTGTAATTTTACCGATTGTTGTTCAATTGGTTAAATACATTGGTACGTTGACTAACAATAAGAAAGTTTTGACTCTTGCGGATCGTGCTATGATCATCGTGTCTTCACTTGATTCCTTAGGTATCGCAAATGAAGCTAAGAAACAAGAAGCTCTTGGTAAGTTAACAAACTTTGCAAATGAGGTTGGTATCAATTTATCATTATCTCAAGCAGAAGATTATATCGAGAACGCTGTCCAAGCTTTGCGTAGACTTCAGGGTGAAGTGAAGCCAAATTCGGAGGTGTCTAACAATGCCCCGAAGACGAAATGAAACGGACGACATCCGTCAAGCTTTAACACCAGAAGGAAGAATGCTAAAACTAACAAAAAAGGCGTTCGATCTGGCAGAAAGACAACTCGACAATGGTACTATCGCGCCAAGTACGTTAAACGCGTTACTCAAGTACGGTACCGTCGAGAATGAACTCCAGTTGGAGAGTTTGAGAACCAAGAACAAATTGGATAGTTCTCGGGTCTCATTAATCGATAGCGAAGTAAAAGGAAAGGGTGATAGTCAGGAAGTTATCAATGCTATCCGTGGCTATATGCCGTCAGAGGAATTGTGATGCGTGACAGAAGTATGTTTGAAGATCTTTCATACAAGAAACTATTAACCTTAGACAGCTTTGGAGATCGACTCAATTACCTATCGTTATTCAAACGAGGGTATAGATCACCAAGACACATGTCAAATCCATTCTACAAGTCTCGGATTTGGCGTGATCTACGAGAAGAAATCATAGCGCGAGATCTAGGATACGATCTTGGAGTACCAGGTATTCAAATACCTAATAAGCAAGATATCATCGTTCACCATATGATTCCTCTTGAAGAGGACGACATATTGGAATGGCGAGAAGATATCTTACTTAACCCAGATCTTCTAATAACAACTTCTAGAAACACTCATAACATAATTCACTACGGCGATAGATCCCAAACCATACTTGTCGAACGCCAACCAGGAGATACAAAATTATGGTGAGGTAAGTATATGTCTAAAATCTTAGACGATGTTAAAACAACATTGGATTTTGCCTCCGAAGAAGATACAGGATTCGACTCTAGATTACTTTTAGAGATCGATGGAGCATTAGGTACATTATCACAACTTACAAATGTTCACCCGGAAGTCGAAGTGACAAAAGAAACCCAATGGGAAGAATTGTTACATTCGTCCGATAAACATTTATTGAGATTGGTTAAACAATTTATCTATATCTCTGTGAGAATTGTATTCGATCCTCCAACGGGTTCTGTATTAACAACCTTAACGACAAGTTTAAACAATTTGTCGCATAGGATTATTATTCAGAAGGAGGTATACAATGCAAAACCAGAATGATTTGGTTTCAGTAGATTCTTCTTCCGATTTTATCGAACACTTTGGAATCAAAGGTATGAAGTGGGGTTTTAGAAAGAGCCGAAGCGCTAAAACTAGAGCTCGACGTCGAGCTAAAAATTCGGCTAAAACTTCTGCCAAATGGAAAAAGAAATATCAGAACCGGGCTTCAATGACCGATAAAGATATTCGTCGAGCAACTGAAAGATTGCGGTTAGAAAACGACTTTGCAGAACAAATCAAACGTAGCGCTCAAGTTACTATGAAGCCTGCTAATAAAGACAGCTTCTTCCGTGATATCGCTAAAACGGTTGTTGGTTCCGCTACTCAAAGTACTGTTAAGAAATCTATTGATTATGGATTTAATAACGTAACGGGCGGTAAAAAGAAGAATTAAGTAAGGGAGTTAATTTTTGGTACTTTCTAACAAAGCATATCCGGAAGAGTACATGAAGTTTAAGGAGCAAGTTCTTAGAGGTGAAATTCCGGTCAATCGGATGGTATCACTGGAAATGAACCGTATCGATTTCTTAATCGAGTCGCCGGATTATTACTATGATAGTAAAGCGATTGAGGGCTTTGTAAGATTTTGCGAAAATGAGATGACCCTCACCGACGGTAGTGACGTAACTCTTCTGCCGTCGTTTAAACTCTGGGCCGAATGTGCCCTCGCATGGTTTTATGTCTCGGAGGATAAGGTGTACAACCCTAAACTCGGTAAATGGGAGATAAAATCAAAATTTAAGCGACTTGTCAATAAACAATTCTTAATTGTCGGACGGGGAGCTGCGAAATCAATGTATTCTACGTACATGCAAGCATACATGTTACTTATAGATACAGCCACAACACACCAAATCGTCTGTGCCCCTACAATGAAACAGGCCGAAGAAATTATGGGTCCGTTTAGAACGGCTTTGAGTCGAGCAAAAGGTCCTATGATTCGGTATATGGTTCAAGGATCTAAGATGACTGGGAATCTCACCCAGAAACAGTTGCTAGCATCAACCAAGAAAGGTGTGGAGAATTTCGCAACAAACAGTTTGTTAGAGATTCGCCCAATGTCGGTCGATAAACTTCAAGGATTGCGTTGTAAGTATGCAGCGGTGGATGAATGGTTATCCGGTGAAGTTCGCGATAATGTTATCGGTGCGATCGAACAGGGTGCATCTAAGAATGACAACTACCTAATCATAGCCACGTCGTCAGAGGGTACTGCCCGGGACGGTGTTGGTGATACAATCAAAATGGAGCTAACTGACATACTAGAAGGTCGGTACTTCAACCCTCATGTGTCTATTTGGTACTACCGATTAGACGATGTTCGTGAGGTGGCACACCCAGAAACATGGCTTAAGGCCAATCCAAACCTGGGAGCAACTGTTAGCTATGAGACATATCGACGAGAAGTAGAACGAGCAGAGACTCAACCATCAACTCGTGCCGATACTTTGGCTAAACGTTTTGGAATACCGGTCGAGGGATACACTTACTTCTTTGTTTACGAAGAGACCATTCCTCATAGACCTCAGAACTTCGATGGATTGGAATGCGCAATGGGAGGAGACCTTTCACAAGGTGACGACTTCTGTGCGTTTACGTTCTTATTCCCATTGGGTCGAGGTAGATTTGGCGTTAAGACCAGATCTTATGTATGTGAGTCAAAACTTAAGAAGCTCACATCGGCAATGCGCAATAAGTACGATACATTCATTGATGAAGGTACACTTATTGTCATGCCTGACGTTGTATTGGATATGAATAAGGTATATGACGATCTAACAAACTTTATTTATAGACACAACTACGTCGTTTACTCATTTGGTTTCGACCCATATAATGCTCGAGAGTTTGTTGAGCGTTGGTCTAGAGATAATGGTGAGTATGGCGTAGAGAAGATTATCCAAGGGGCTCGTACGGAATCTGTACCTATGGGCGAGTTGAAGAACTTGGCTATGGAAAGACAGTTAATATTCGACGAAGAACTTATGAAGTTTGCAATGGGTAATGCTGTTGCTATTCAGGATAATAATGGTAACTACAAGTTATCTAAACGAAGATCTGATGAAAAGATCGATAACGTAGCCGCACTGATCGACGCATGGGTAGCGTTTAAACGCAACATGGATCTATACGCGGCTTAGAGAGGCCAATATGAGTATTTTTACCGATGGATTGACTCATGCTTGGGCTATGTTTTCACGAACACAATCCTCCTCAAATCTTGTTGAGACTGACGAACCCTTTCAATTGTCTTTGGAACCCCGTGCATTGAGTCCTAACACTTCTATTCCGGGTCGTTCCTTTAGTCGTTCGTCGATCGCATCAATGATCTTTAACCGTATTGCTATGGATGCTGCTATGGTTAAATTCCAACACGTCAAGTTAGCTCCTGATGGTGAAAACCAAGAGGTGCAGAAGACTTCGGCGTTACAACGACTGTTTGATGTCGAGATGAACCTCGATCAATCATCTACCGACTTCTTCCATGATTTAGTGTATTCGCTATTTGACGATGGAGTAGTCGCGGCAGTCCCATTGGAAGCAACTGTAGATCCATCTAAATCCGACTCGTACGACATCAAGTCAATGCGTGTTGGTAAGATTTTGGAATGGTATCCTACAAAAGTACGTGTTAAAATTTATAACGAGGAAAAAGGAGACTTCTCAGAGATCATCGTTCCTAAGAAAATGTGTGCGATTATCGAGAATCCTTTGGCAAACATCGTAGGTGCCGAAAACCCAACGATGTCTCGTTTGTTACAGAAGCTAGCTGTTTTGGATGCTCATGACAGAGAACTTATCGCTAATAAGTGGAACATGATTCTACAATTACCAGTTCCTGTCCGTAATGACATCAAGCGTAAAGAAGCCGACGCTCGTATTCAAGATATTGAAGAACAGCTATCTAAATCTTCGACTGGTATTGCATATGTTGCCGCCGACGAAAAGATTACTCAGTTAAATAGACCGATCAACACCAACCTTATGGAAGAGATCAAATACTTAACGGAGGAATTACTTTCACAAATTGGTTTGACAAAAGCTGTATTTGACGGAACTGCTAATGCAGAGCAAATGCAAAACTATTATACTCGTACGATCGATCCGATTGTTACTCGTATTCAAGAAGAATTCCAAAGAAAATTTATCACCAAGACAGGTTATACACAAGGTCACCGTATTGTGACTTACAACGATCCATTCAAGCTTGTTCCTACGAGCCAGCTTGCCACAATCGGGGATTCATTACTTCGTAACCGTATTCTCACCTCAAATGAGTTTCGTGCGGTTATTGGTTATGGTCCAATTTCCGATCCTATGGCGGATCAATTGTATAATCCAAACATTGCTGATAATAATCAAGATGTTTCTGTACCTGGGTCGGTCGCGTCCCCTGAAGAAGGTCAAGGTTTCGATCCTGAACAAATGGATCCAGACGGCTATCAACAATACCTTGATTACATTCAAAATGGCGGCAAATAATTGATGGAGGTTAATCGTATAATGGGAAAACATCCTAAGTATGATTTCGCGGGTTACGTAACCCGAAACGACATGCGTTGTACAGACGGTGTCACCATCCGTCATGGAGCCTTCAGAGAAAATGATGGAAAGACAGTGCCTCTGGTTTGGTCACACGACCCGAGCACTCCTGAAAACATCATTGGACATGTTGAGCTACAACATGCGGATGAAGGGGTTTATGGACGAGGATATTTTAATAATACCCAAAATGCCAGAAACGCCAAGGAACTTGTACAACATGGTGATATCATGCATATGTCTATTGGGGCTAACCGTATTAAGCGGACTCCAGCAAATGACGTAATTCATGGTAACATCTATGAAGTATCGCTAGTGCTTGCGGGAGCAAATCCCGGAGCGGTTATTACCGAAGTGTTACAACACTCGGATAATCCAGAAGAAGGAGAAGTTATTTTAATGGAAAGTAACGAACTTATTCACTCAGCAAGCGACGTCTTAGTTGGTAATGATCGTGTAAGTTTATTCGATCGTATCCAGCACGCTGACGAAGGCACTGAGAGCGAAGTTCTTGATGAAGTTTTAGGAACTTTGAACGAAGATCAACAAGAAGCAGTTGCTATCTTGACTGAAGCTGCAGCTAATGCTGCCCTTGAAGCACACGAAGCATCTGTTGCCAAAGACTTTGATGAGGCCGTAGATTCTCGTGTAAACGAAATTCTTGACGAGTTGGCTGAAGAAGCTGACGACGAAGATGAAGATTCCAATGATGAAATCGAACAATCTGACAATGGAGGAACTTTGATGCACTACAACGCATTTGAACAAAACACAAACAATAGCGAAGAGATCCGTCACTCGTTGACAGAAGCTATGCAAACTGCCCAAAGCCGTGGTCTCAAACTAAGTAACATTCTTGCTGAAGTTGAAGGTGGAGATGTTCTTAAACACTCTATGAACAACATCGACAAGTTGTTCCCTGACCACCAACTTCAAGGTGGAGTACAAGTAATTTACTCACCAAACACTGCGACAGAACACATCTTGTCTCGTGTAACTAAAGTGCCAACAGCATTTGTTAAGTCTATCATGACTGACTTGTCTGACCTTACTGACGAACAACTTCGTGCGAAAGGTTACATCAAAGGAACTGAGAAGAAAGAACAAATCATTTCATTCCTTTCTCGTAAAACAGACCCTCAAACAATCTATAAAAAACAATCAATCGACCGTGACGATGCTATCGATATCGGCCAACAATTGAACGTTGCTGCATTCTTCAACCAAGAAATGCGCATTAAGTTGAACGATGAAATTGCGCAAGCAATTCTCGTATCTGACGGACGTGCTACTGGTGATGCTGCTAAGATCAAAGAAGACAAGATCCGCCCTATTACTAAGGACGAAGACTTCTACACAATCAAAGCTGACTACAACCCAGACATGCTTCTTGACTTGTTCGAAACAGTTGCTACTGAGAAAACTAAGATGCTTGGTTCAGGAACTCCATCACTTTACGTGAATCCTTTGTTCTTGACTAAACTTCGTTTCCTCCGCAACAAGAACGAGCAATGGGTATTCGGTGGACAACAACCTGCTACTAAAGAATATCTTGCATCATTGTTTGGTGTTTCTGAAATCGTCGAAACTAACTTCTTGAAACCTGACGAAATGATCATGGTTAACCTTGCTGACTACCAAATCGGTACTAACAAGGGTGGTGAAGTTAATACATTCGAACACTTCGATATCGACTACAATAAACAGAAATACTTGATTGAAACTCGTCTTTCAGGTGCTCTTGTTCGTGCCAAAGCTGCGGTTTACTTCAAACCTAAAGCTAAAGGCACTCGTACTGAAACTGTTGCAGCTAGCGGAACAGAAGCTCGAGTAGGTGGATAATGAAATACTTTGGTAATGCTGGTTTTCGATTGAAAGATGTTGAAGTCGAACCAGATGTTTATGAGCCACAATTGGTTGTTAAACGAGTGCGCGGAAATGTGATCAGTTCTAGATACCGACGCGATCAAAATGGCGACAAATCTACTATTGACAACATCCGCATTACCAACCAAATTTCATTAGTCGCTGACCAATTCTTTATGAAGCACATTTCAAATTTGCTTTATATGGAGTACCAAGGGGTGAAATGGAAAGTCGAAAGTTTCGATGTAAGTAGAGCCCCTAGAGTTATTGTGGATTTAGGAGGAGTTTATAATGAGCAAGAGAATGCTTATCCGAGACATTCTGATGAAAGCAATTCAGAAGTCTAATGAGGATTATAAACTCTTTTATAATCCAACATCAAACACCACTTTGACGTATCCGTGTATTCTTTATAAGAGAACGGGTATTAGACAACGGCATGCAGACAATATTCGTTATCATTCACACGAAGTATATCAAGTCACGATAATCGACAAACGAGTCGATACTCCAATCTTACCTCAACTTTTGGAAAACCAATACTGTGTGTATGAGAATGAATTTATTGTCGATAATATGCATCAAACTATTTTAAAGATTAACACAGGAGGATTAGCTAATGGCTAAACTTAAGTTTGACGAACTTGGAAAACGTTTTTATGAAACTGGTGTATCTGAAGCGGTATTGTTCCCACAAGACCCAACTGGTACATATCCTAAAGGTATCGCTTGGAACGGTATCACTGCTGCTAACGAATCTCCTTCAGGAGCTGAAGCAAACGACCAATACGCAGACAACATCAAATACTTGTCTCTTACTGGTGCTGAAAACTTTGAAGGTACTATCGAAGCGTTCAGCTCTCCTGAAGAGTTCGACGAATGTGATGGTATGAAATCAATCGTTAAAGGTGCTGTTGCTCACCAACAAAACCGTCGCCCATTTGGATTCGCATTCAAATCAATCCTTGGTAATGATACAAAAGGTAACGAATATGGATACAAACTTCACTTGTGGTACGGTTGTAAAGCAGCTCCATCAGAACGTTCACACGCTACCGTTAACGATAGCCCAGAACCACAAAACCCATCATGGTCAATTTCTTCAACTCCAGTAGTTGTTCCTGGCCACAAACCAACTTCAGTAATCACAATTGATTCTACTCAAGTTGAAACTGCTAAAATGCAAAAAGTATTGGATGCTGTTTACGGTACTGATGATGCAGAACCATATCTTCCATTGCCAGAAAAAGTAATCGAATTGCTTAGCTAATAGGAATAAATAAAGGAGGTATTTACTCATATGTTAAAAGAAACAGTTAAATATTTGGACTTCGATGGCGTTGAACAAACAGAAACTTTGTACTTCAACATCAACCGTATGGAATTGATTGCCATGCAAGCACGCTATGGTAAAGAAGACATGGCTAAGTACATCGAACGAATCACAAAAGAAGAAGACTTCGGTAAGATTCATGATTTGCTTAACGATGTTATATTAACAGCATACGGTAAGAAATCTGAAGACGGTAAACGATTCCTTAAGAGCGAAGAAATCAAGGAAGAATTCCGCACATCATTGGCTTATGAAGCTCTTACAGAAAGTTTCTTTGATGATGACGGTGTAACGCTTGGTAAATTTGTTCAAGGGATTACTTCAACAATTCGTGGATTAGAATCAGCAGTTGCTGCACCTGCGGCACAATAACGGAATGGGCGGTATTTTTTACCGCTCTTCCTTTTTATTTTAAATTTTTTGAGGTGTGTATATCATGGATCCGGAGTTTTTAACTATACAGTTAGACGATATAGAATATTGGGATGACTTAAAAGAGGAATTTGTAAATCAGGAAGGGGTAAAGTGCACGTTTCGATATACTTTGAAAAATCTAGATAGGTGGGAATCGAAGCATCTTAAAAGATTCATAGATAACTCTGACGATATTACTGATGCCGAGATGCTAGATTTTATAGTTACAATGTGCGATGAGGATATTGATCCTAACTTACTTTCTGTAAACAACTACCAACAGATTGTTGAGTATATTAAAAAGACGCCGTCTGCTACAAAATTTCCTAAAGAGAAAGGTAGCGCTAGAGGTGTAGCACAACGTAAAAAGGTATATACGTCTGAGATAATTTATGCTATGATGGCTTTGAACCATATCCCTTTCGATTGGGAAAATCGAAATCTTAATAAATTAATCATGCTTCTGAATTGCGTAGGGTCATTACAAGAACCTCCTAAGAAAATGACCAAAGCCGAAATTATGGAAGAGCAACGAGCTACCATATTACGGCGTCGCGAAGAAGAGCGTAAAAGAAGGGCGAAACAATGATCGATCCAAATGTCATAATTCATTCCGACGATGTTATTCAACACTTCGGAACGAAAGGTATGAAATGGGGTGTACGTAAAAATTATATGAGCGATAAACACACTCTCAAGAATAATTATAAGCGATCACTAAAGAAGTCTAAAGAAAACTTCAAAGGTAAGCGACCGGATTTTTGGAGGAGATTTGGTTATAAAGCTTCTGTTGCATCGATGTACGGCGGACTTCTAACAGGTAACAATATCTTGACCCGATATGGAGCAATGGGTATTGGTGCGGAAGCAGCTATGCGATCTATGGATGGTAGTCATTTCTATAAGAGTAAATTCAAGCGTCGCAATAAAGCCCTTAAGAAAGCTTATAAGAATGCCAAGAAAGATCTAAAGAAAAGTTATAAGGAACAAAGCTAATGAAAATAACAACTAGTGGTTCATTCAATAATTTAGAAAAGTATCTTAAGAAAGATCGACGAGTATCTATGGAGTCTCTTGGTAAAGCTATCGTAGAAGCTCTAAAAGCTGCAACTCCTTCGAAATCGGGTAAAACCGCAAATTCCTGGGGTTATAGAATTAACAAAACCGGTCGTGGTGAAGAGTTAGAGATATTTAATACCAACATAAACAAAGGTGTTAATATTGCCATTATCATTCACTACGGTCACGGTACGGGTACAGGCGGTTATGTTCCACCGAATCCGTATATTATTAAGGCTATCGATTCGGCATATAAATCGGCGATTGATAAAGTCTTAAATGATTATTTGAAATGAAAGGAGGTCTTATGGATACTTCTATTATAATTCATTCCGATGATATTATTCAACACTTCGGTGTAAAAGGTATGAAGTGGGGCGTACGACGAATGTATAACAACCACGTAGAAAACCTTAGATACAAATACAGGAAAAAGGGTTATAGTGAAGATGTTGTTGAGAATAAACTTAAGAAACGTCTAAGAAACGAAAAGATTGCGGCAGCAGTCGCCGGTTCTGCAGTTGTAGCTACAGCGGGTTATCTTCTCAAGAATAAATTACAGGATGATGTATTTGGTAGAACTTTGAAAAAAGGTACGGTTCTTGATTCAGTTACTGGCGCAACAAAATTGGATACGTCAAGGCCTATATATGCTGCATATAAAAACGGCGATAAGAAAAAATATCGTGCGTTGTTAGGCGATACTCGTATGAATCAACCAAGCTATATTAAAGAGGCGATAGGTATTAAAAACGGTATTAATGTCATGAAGCTCAAGGCGAATAATAACGTTAAGATTGCTTCTAATAAAGCCGCTGGTGATGTCTTTAGGGATCTTTATAAGAAAGATAAAGACTTCCAGAAGTATGCTGACCAAGTGCATGAGAACGCAAACGCTTGGAGATGGAAACCTATTAAAGATAAATATGATACCTTTAACATGGGCCTCGTAGGTAGAAATGGTCCTGACGCTAGTGCTAAGAAGAACATTGACAAATTCTATAATGGTCTTAAGAAAAAAGGATACGATGGAATTTTAGATCTTAATGATAAAAAGTATTCTGGATACGGCGCTAAGAATCCTGTAGTTTTATTTGACTATAAGAATGTCGGTCAGTCGTCTGTTAAGAAATTAACTGAACAAACAGTCAATAGAGAATATCCTCAAGTTTATAACAATTTATTGTTAAAAGCTAAGGCTAAGAACTATATTAAAAACCCAAGAAATCAAATTAATGCTTTAGCCGGAGTAGCTGCCGGAGCTATAGCAAATCGAAAACGTACTCGCAAACGAGAACGCGATGTCGAATACAATAAGAAATACAATATTCAACCTGTAGGTTTAGAAGGACGATAGGAGGTAATTAATGGCCGGATATGTTGACGAAAAAGTCGCCAAGGTAACCCTGGATAATAAGGGATTTACCAAAAACGCGACCGACACCATCTCTGCTCTTGAAAAGATGAAACAAGCTTTTGCCAAGATTAGCGGAGGTAATGCGTCTAAGAACATTGCTAAAGAGATGAACGCTATCCCTGATGCAATTTCAAAATCAACGACAAAATCCCAAGGCCTATTATCTCGTCTTAAAGGAATGTTTACTCGTAGCACCGAAGGAATTAACATGAACGGTGCTGCTAAATCAATCGAGCAGATGAATACTGATGTTGCTAGCAGAACGGCCAAGACATCTGGTATTCTCGCCCGATTGAAGGGTATATTTCAGAAGGCGGATAATCACCAGGGATTTCCCAATTCTGTCAAATCTATTGACAGCTTAAATTCTAAAGCATCTGGTATAAATCTGAACCCACTCACTGGCGCATTTTCTAGAGCAGCAGATTCTGTTAAAGGATCTCTTAATGCAATGGACGTCGCTATGGGTATTGTCATGGGTAATATGTTGCAGAAAGCTATCAGCTTCGGTTCCAAATTCTTTGCAGGACCAGTTGATGGTTTAAACGAGTATAAAGAAAAGCTCGGATCTGTACAAACTATCATGACGAATACTGAGTGGGAAATTCCAGACCAAACCACTCGTATGCGTAAGACTTCTAAAGTATTGGAAGACTTGAACGAATACGCCGACCAAACTATTTACTCATTTAAAGATATGACTAAGAACATCGGTACGTTTACTGCGGCCGGTGTAGGTTTGGAAGATTCTGCAACTGCGATCAAGGGTATTTCCAACTTGGCCGCTGCATCAGGATCAAACACCCAACAAGCATCAATGGCGATGTACCAATTATCTCAAGCATTGGCTTCAGGTAGAGTAGGTCTTCAGGACTGGAACTCTGTAGTTAATGCTGGTATGGGTGGTAAGTTATTCCAAGACCGATTGACTGAAATGGCTGAGAAGATGGGTCATGCTCGTGACATGACTAAATCTTTCCGGGAGTCTTTGAAAGACGGTTGGTTGACTTCTGAAGTCTTGATTGCTACTTTGAAAGATTTCTCAGTTGATGAATCGATGCTTGAAGCAGCGACTCAGATTAAATCGTTTGGACAATTAGTTGATACCGTACAAGAAGCTATTGGTTCTGGATGGGCCACTTCTTGGGAATATCTATTTGGTGGATTCGAAGAAGCCAAAGGTTTATGGACCGATGTCGGTAAGGTCGTTGGTAAATTCTTCGACGACTCGCAAGGTAAATACTATGATAGCGTTCTAGGAATGGAACGTAGTCTAGGTAACTACCGAAATGCCATGTTGAAGACATGGAAAGACCTTGGTGGTCAAACAGCATTCTTTGATGGAATTAAAAACGGATTTGAATTTGTATTCAAGTCCATGACCAACTTCCGTGATGGTTTCCGTGAGTCTATTGGAACATACGAGGATTCTGCTAAACGACTTCTCGGGGTTACAGAAGGCTTCAGAAACTTTACTGAGGGCTTGAAGAAGAATGCTGCTATTCAAGAGACTCTGATTTCTCTTGGTAGAATGTTTGGTGCTGTATTTAATACAGTTTGGGCGATTATCCATAAGCTATCGCTAGGATTCAAGTCTACATCAAGCTCGATGGATGGTGTTATTCTTGTATTCAAGAGAGCTGCCGACGGAGTTACTAATTTCCTTAACACAATGCGCCAAAACCATAACATCATGCAAAGCTTCACCAATATTGGTAAAGTGATTGGTAATGTTCTGAGCATTCTTGGCACACTATTCAAAATCGCTGCAGATATCGTAGGACGATTCTTCTCATTGTTTAGTTTTGGAACTAACAGTGGTGGTGGATTGCTTAAATTCACTGATATGTTGGTTAAGATCACCGACGCTATTCGAAAATTTGTAGAAGGCTTGCGAGAGTCTATTCAGAAATTCGGTGTGTTTAAAGGAATTATGACCGCTTTCGGTGGAGCATTCTCAAGTATCGGTCCTAAAATTGCTGATGGATTTAAAAACATTGTTAAAGCATTTCCTAAGACATTCTCCGACAACGGTATATTTGCCAAAATTGGTAGCTCTATCAAGAATGGTATTAAAGCTATTTCTCCTGGAATGAGATCATTCGTAGATAGCTTAGATACTGGTATGTCGAATATTTTATCCGGAGTTAAGAATAACTTTGGTAAAGTAAAAGATGTTATGGGTAAAGCTTTTGGTAATATTGGTGAGGGACTCAAGAATTCTCTCTCATCAGTCAAATCTGGATTGTCTAATATCGTAGGACAAATTGGTGGAACTATCAAATCAGTGTTCTCCGGTATTGCTAACATGGCGAAACAAGGTTATGACTTGTTGAAAGATATTTTCAAGTCGTTCCATGGAGCCGATATTATTCAAGCCTTGATTGGGTTATTTGCATTCGACAAATGGCTTAAATTCAAGTCTGAAGATAACTCGCTTGTTACCAAATTCCTAGATAGATTCGAAGGGATGTTTGACAAATTCCTCGATAAAGGTAAAGAGTCTGCTCCTCTCGTTAAGAAGGTATTATCTGATTTCAAAGGTGCTTTAAACGACTTTTCTAAGGGTATTAAAGTCGGTCTTCTTGTCGGTATTTCCGTAGCCTGCTTGATGCTTGCTGTATCATTAGATAAATTGTCTAAGATCGATATGAAAGATCTATCCAAGGCAATGATTGCTATGGGTTCAGCAATGGCTGGAATGATGAAGATAGTTAAGACTCTTGGCGCTATCGATGGTATTCCTAAAGGCGCTGGATTAACGTTAATCGGTATCGCTATAGCAATTCGTATTCTTGCTGGAGCTTTTAAGAAGCTTGAAGGTATGGATATGGATAGTATGGTGAGTGCCGTTGCTGGAATTAGATTCGTCATGAATGGTCTAGTCAAATCCATGAAGCGATTATCCGAGGTTGAGAAAACGTCTAAAGCCGGTATAACCAAGATGATTGCATTTGCGTTTGCTATGCGTATCATTGTAGGTGCTCTTGCTAAATTAAAGGGAATGGGTGTTGCTGAAATCGGAGTTGCTATGGTCGGTGTTCGCGCATTAATGCGCACAATGACTGATAGCATGAAAGAACTCGATAAGGTAAGTTACAATAAAGGTGGAGCCACAGCAATGATTGGTTTTGCTATAGCATTACGAATTATCGTAAGTTCTGTTGCAGCAATTGCCAAACTAGATCCTGAAGGCGCTGTTATTGGTATGGTTGGAGCTGGCGCATTGATGGAAGAACTTGCTAGATGTATGAAGAAAATGAATGGTGTTGTCGTCGGAGGACGAACAATGGCATCTATGATCGGTTTCGCGATCTCTCTTCGTATTTTAGTAATGTCACTCAAAGCTATTGCTAAACTCCAACCCGAGTCGGCTCTTCAAGGACTATTAGGAACTGTGGCTTTAATGGAAGCTTTAGTTCAATGTATGAAACAACTCAACGGAACTGTTGTGGGTGGACGTACATTAGCATCAATGATCGGATTCGCTATATCCTTACGTATTTTAGTAATGTCAGTCAAAGCTATTGCTAAATTACAACCAGAAGCCGCCCTACAAGGCTTGACTGGAACGGCAGCACTAATGGAAGCATTAGTCCTATGTATGAAACAGCTTAATGGAACTGTCGTTGGTGGTAGAACTCTAGTATCAATGATTGGATTCGCTATATCAGTTAGAATTCTGGTATTGTCGGTTCAAAAATTAGCTGCTTTACCTATAGATGCAATGATCCCCGCGGTATCTTCTGTTGGTGGATTAATGGAAGTAATGACTCATGCAATGAAACGCATGGGTGATGTCAAATTCAATAATAAAATGATTCTTGCAATGATATCGTTTGCGGGATCAGTTTATATTTTGGCCATGTCTGTGGAGAAGTTGGCTAAATTCGACTGGCAACAATTAGTAACCGCGGTGAGTGCAATTAGCGTATTGCTTGGTGAAATGCTAATCGTTATGAATGCCTTACAAGGAATTAAAGTGGATCTAAAATCTATTTTAGGGATGATTGTGTTCGCCGGATCAGTATTTATATTGGGCAAATCTGTTGAAGGATTAGCGACTCTAAATCTTGATGGTGTTCTACTAGCCCTAGGTACAATTAGTACTATTATGGGAGAATTAATAGGTGTATCATATCTATTAAAATCCATAAAAATAGACTACAAGTCAATGTTTGCCCTGCTCGGATTTACGTTAGCAATATATTCTATTGGTAAAACCATTCAGAAACTATCTACAATTCCATGGAAAAACTTGGCTGCTGCTTGTGCTGGTGTTGGTGGAGTCATTGTCGCATTAGGATTTGCTGCTAAACAAGTTAGTGGGATGTCTGGTAGTATCAAACAAATTTTAGCAACAGCAGCTATATTTGAACAATTCTCAAGATTACTCGGAAGTATAGGTAATGCTTTGCAAAAAGTTGCATCGATCCCATGGCAAAATCTAGCTGTGGCTACTGCAGCTATTGGAGTTGTCTTAGCAGGATTTGTATATATTTCCAAAGTAATGACTGAGGTCGATGCGAGCGCAGGAGATATTGCCGCTATCGTCGCTTTATCCGGTGCAGTTGAGGTTATCGGTCGAGCATTATCTAAAGTTGCTAGCTATCCATGGCAAAGTATCCTCGCTGCTACAGTGGCAATGGGTGCTGCTATGGGCGGATTAGTACTTATGTCTAAGAGTCTAGAAAAAGTAAGTGTCGGTGATGCTGGTAAATTACTTATTCTATCTGTTGCTCTGATGGCATTGGCTGTTCCAATTGCATTGTTAGCATCGCTTAACTTAATCGCGGTGGGTATCAGTTTGGGTGCTTTGGCGGGTCACTTGATTCTCTTGATTGGAGCCGCTAAATTAGCCCAAGGTACTGCTAAAGGTATGGCCATATTGTCTAAGACGTTACTATCTTTCGGTGCGTCCTCAATTATGGCTGCGTCGTCTATTGCTATTGCCGGTATTGGATTCTTAGCATTTAGTATGGCTATTAAGAATTTGGCAGATACGGCACCTAAAGCCTTTGCTAATATTGTAATGGGCTTATTGGAATTTGTTAAAGCGTTAGCCGCCGCTGCCCCAGAACTAATGCGAGCTGGAATAGAATTGATTGTTTCATTCCTAGAAGGTTTAGCTCAAGGTATACCTCGAATAATTACTGCTTCAGTAAAAATGATAGTAGCATTATTAGATGGTTTGGCAAGTAATGCGCATAAATTAGTCGATTCTGGTGTTAAAGTTCTTGTCGAATTTGCCAAAGGTATCATGGACAACATGGCTATTTTAGTACAGACTGCTGTCGAAATGGCCACTAAATTCATCGAAGAATTTGGTAAAGCTTTAATCAGCGTTAAAGACAGACTTATTCCAGCCTTAACCCAACTGTTTAGCATTATTTCCGAGATAGCTTTGAAAGTTATCAAAGAATTGGTAGGCCCAATTATCCAAGGACTCCTTGAGATAATGGAACCTATTATTGAAGTAATTCTACAGGTTATTGAGCGTATCGCACAAGCATTAGCTCCTATCCTTGTACCTTTAATCGATGCTATCAAGACATTGATCCAAGAAGTGTCAAATGTAGTACAAGCTATTGCGGATACTGTTATTGCAATTGTTAATAATCTAGGATCTATTATCAGATCAATAGCAGATGTTATTATTTCAGTAGTTGATCTTATTAAAACGGCAATCGAAGGGTTCGTGACCGTTGTTCAAACCATTGGACAGACAATTCAAGTTATATTCATTAGCATCGCTTCAATTGTTAACTCTGTTATGCAGGGTATTGTTGGAGCAATCAATGCTTTCGCTAATGTTATCCGAGCAGTTGGTGAAGCGCTCAAGAATGTATTTGTAGGAATTGGTCAAGGTATCCAAGCAGCCCTACAAGGTGTTGCTTCAGTTGTAGAGTCCATCGGTGGTGCTATTAAAGCTACATTTGAAGGAATCGGTTCTGCTGCTCGAGGATTAGGAGAAGGTATCCAATCTGCTTTACAAGGGGTATCATCTATTGTTGAGTCTGTTGGTTCAGCAGTTAAATCTGCTCTCGAAGGAATTGGTAAAGCATTTGAAGGTGCTGGTAAATTTGCCGAAGAATTCGGTAAAGGTATTGAGCACGTAATGAATGGTGTTTCTAAGATAGTTGATTCCGTAGGTAATGCGATCAAAGGTATTATCGAAGCAATCGGACACGCATTTAAAGATGTAGGTACAGGTATCGAGCGAATGGGTAAAGGTATGAAACCTATTGCCGATCATGGATTACAAGCAGCGGCAGCAATCACTGCTGTCGGTCTCGCTGTTGGAGGACTTGGTATTGCTTCTGGTACTGGTAACTTAAACGGATTCCGTGCCGACCTTGACAAACTTGATACTGTAATGTATAAGTTAAGCACTCGTAAGGGAGCCTCGGGGGCACTTAAAGATATTGGTTCCGCACTTAAGACGGCCTCATCGGCTGCCCCTAGTGCAGCTTCTGCTTTAGAGAAATTTGCTTCTTCATCAGAGAAGATCAAATCCTCTGCATCTGGCATGGCTAGCAATATTAAGAATGTGGCTAATGCCCTTTCTAGTATCGGTCAATCCACAATGGGTGCAGTTCCTGGAATTACTGTCCTCGCGGCTGGTCTTGAGAAAGTGGCTAACACATTATCTCAATTCATAGCTCGTATTACTGCAGTTGGTGCGTCGATGTCGTCTCTAGGAATGATGTTTACAACAACTGGTTCTGCGGTATCAAACCTTAGCACTGTATTCTCATCTATTTCTAACGGCACAACGGCATTCGGTAATGCTATGAACCAAGCAAGAACTGCTCTTGCACAATTTGGTGCTAGTGCTGCTGGATCTACTGCATCATTTGCGGTACTTGGTACTGCTATGACAATGGCTATGACTCTGGTAGTTAATGCTGTTAATAATGGTATGAACCAAGCTCGTGCAGCATTACAACAAGGCTTTGCTTTGATGGGTATGGCTGCTGCGACGTCAATGACGACCGTTGTTATGGCTGTTAACCTCGGAATGATGAGTGTTGTAAATGCTATACGTACGAATATGGCATCCGTTTCAACTGTTATATCTACTGGTATGTCCCAAGCAGCCGCTGGCATGGCTCGAGGATTTGCTATGATGGGTGTTAGCGCATCTACATCTATGGCGTTAGTTCGTACGACAGTAATGACTGGTATGATGGGCGTTGTCCAATCTATCCAAAATTCAATGAACCAAGCAGCGACAGCTATGGCCGCGTCTATGTCTAGAATTGCTCAAGCTATTTCTTCATCTATGTCTCAAATCAATGCTCAAATGAACATGTCTCTAAACATGATGAGAGCATCTATGCAAATGGCATTTATGACCATGCAGATGACAATCATGACCGCTATGATGCAAATGGCCAACCAAATCCGTAGCTCTAGTGCAATGATGCACGCAACCATGCTCCAACTTGGAACTCAAATGGTTTCTGCTATGCGTATGGCCATGGCGTTGCTTAATGTGACAATCCTAACGGGTATGATGCAAGCTGCAAACGGAGTTAGATCCGCTGCTGGTGTAGCTCATGCTGGTGGTGTCTATGTCGGTTCGATGATTTCTCAAGGGGTGGCCGCTGGTATTAGAGCACACTTAGGTTCTGTTATCGCTGCAACCAATGAAATCGTTGCTCAAGCTGAACGTGCTGCTAAAGCAAAAGCTAAGATCAAATCTCCATCACGGTTATTCGCGGCCAATGTTGGTAAGTACATTCCTCAAGGGGTTGCTATGGGTATCGCTAAAGAGATGCCTAAATCTGTTCAGAAGATGGGTAAAACCTTTGCAAATGGATTCGCCGATGCCACATCACTCGCTGTCGATCACGCAAGTGGTATGGCTTCTGCCGTGGCTGATGCGGTTAATACTGTTGGAACGTTACTCGACGATTCGCTTGCAGACATGGATTACCGTCCAACAATCACTCCTGTAGTCGATACTACCAATCTTGACAAACTTCAAAATGGCAACATTCTACGGGGAATCGGTGTTGATGCAACTAATGTTCCACGTCCAGCATATTCTGGTGTTCCAAGTTCATTGCAATCAACCAACACAAATGTCTACGATAACTCTAATAAAGAATACTCTATTACTGTTAAAGTGGATAATGGTGGTAAACCAGTTGACGGCAAACAACTTGCTAGAGAAATTCAACAACATATTAAGGACTTTGACGATCAAGCTCGTCGAGGGAAAGGTGAAGAAGTATTATGGTGATGCCTTTAAAGCCTGGATATTTTATGATCAACGGATACAAGTCTGAAGATTATAATGTATTTATCCAAGATCGCCCCGATATAGAAACACCTAAACGAAGAGTGACTTTCGAGTCACCAAATGGCTACGAAGGAGAGTTGGCTTATGACGATGAAGGTTATGAGCCAACCGAATTCGAGCTTAGTTGTTTCTACGACGGACGAAGTCACAATGACTCAGATCGTGATATTTCATTAGCCCGTAATAAAATTAATTTTCTATTTAATAACGGGATTGGGAATTGGATTGATCTAATTCCGTATTTCGATCAAAGTCATATTTACAAAGTTATCATGACAGAAATCACATACGAGAACAAATATTTCTATCAAGGTTGTATTTCGTTCAAAGTGAAACTCAAATGTCAGCCGTTTAAATATAATGTTGATAACCAACCACGAGTTGTTACTTCTGGTGAGGTCATTGACAATCCTAATTTATATTTCTCCAGACCAACAGTACAATTCTCTGGAGTTACGGGTAACTTGAAAATTTCTATTGGATCCACTGCTATGACAATCAAGGATATGCAAAACGAGACAATCATCATTGATAGTACTCGATACATTGTATATTCTAAGTCAGGATCCACGATCACAAACAAAAACAACAATACTGTCGGGAAAGAGTTCTTCAAACTATATCCTGGGAATGATCTTCGGACAAACCGGGTATATTTTACAGCCACTAAAGGTACTGCTCCGGCTACTATAACTCTAACCCCTAATTGGAGGGTATTAGTTTGAGACCAATTTTATATGAACAGAACGAACGGGTCTTTGATACTAATGGTATGGGGATCTTACACGACGCCATATCTGCAGAAGTCACTGAAGTTAGTAATGCAGAATTTGAGCTTGAACTAAAATATCCTGTCGGTGGAGAGTGGGCTCAAGCGCTCACTCAAAACCGTTATATTTTGGTTAAGCCAAATGACTATGATGAACCTCACGCATTTCGTATTTACGAGATTGAAAAAGAGGTTGATTCAAACCAAATTACGGTTAAGGGTGTTACTAAGACCGATGAATTGTCTGGTAATATCATTAAACCACTCTCAATTAAATCTGCAACGCCGTCTGGAGCTTGGGAACAGGTCAAACGTGCTGCTGTGGATCCGATTGACTACAACTTTATTTCTGACATCCAAACGTCTAAAGACACAAATATGGATATTCGGAATGTTCTTAATGCTATTGCTGGAGAAGAAGGATCATTTATTGATACTTGGGGTGGGGAAATTAAACGTACTAACAATACGATTTATTTATACTCCAAACGTGGTAAAGATCACGTTACAACGATTCGTCCTCGCAAGAATCTTAAGAACGTTAAAGTTAAATCTAGCATGGCTGGTAAATTCACTCGTATTTTACCATATGTGACATTCACTCCTGAGGGTGAGAACGAAGCAGAACAAGTTATTTATGGGGATATTATTAAATCTCCTCACTATGATGACTATTTCGTTAAAAGAATTGTGCCTTTGGATTTGAGTTCAGAATTTAATAGCTCCGAGCAACCTAAAGAAGGCGAAGAATCTAAGAAGAAAGCGCCAACTCCAGCACAAGTTACTGCCAAAGCTCAATCATATTTCACATCTAAGAACAAAGATGCTGATAAACCCGATTTGAGTGTTGAAGTTGAGATGATTCCGCTACAGGATTCCACCGAATGGGATCGACGTATCATTCAGGCTCTTGAAAAGATCCAACTTTGTGATACGGTGGACGTCTATGTGCCTAAGATTGACTGCGACGTAACTGTCAAAGTCCGTAAGATTGTGTATGATGTTCTTCGGGAACGAATCATCAAAATCGAGGCAAGTTCCAGTGGGTCTGGTCGAGCTAGTTTAGCAGATCAACAGAAAGTCCAATGGCAAGACTTGACAAACAAGATTGTCAACAATGCTCTCTACGGAGAGAAGGACGGTTTGATCCATACAATCTTAACATCAGCCAACAACAAAAATAAAAACTTCTACGGCCCTGAGGAACCTCCTCGTGAGAAGGTATCCAAAGACGATTTGTGGTTTAAACCTGTTGGTGGTGAGGGTGAAGTTGAGATGTGGCGTTTCGACGGTGAGAACTGGGTTCTTGTCATCGACGCTAATTTTGGACAGAAGGTTACTGACAAAGTAAACGACGCTATTGAGTCCGCCAAGCGAGATATCAATGCTGACGTCCAAACACATATTAACTCCGCTATTGCCGATGCTGAGAAACGTTGGCGACCCGATTTCACACCAATTCAGAATGAGCTTGATGAGAAGCTCAAGAAACTAGATGGTGATATTACT